AGAGAATATCCATGGATTGGATATAAACCCTCCAGAAATATTAGGATACAGGACCCTTGATTGGTTCGATGTAAGATCAGGTATGAAGCATGATTATAATTATTTGTTAGATGATTCTGAATTTTGCAAAAAAATACATTTTTATTTATCTTGGAGAATTGATGGCAACTATGATAGAAAGGATTTAGTTTGTGAATCCTATCTGACAGAAGAACAGCTAAATGATGTCAATTATTCTGATTCAATATCCCGCTTAAAAGTGCTCAATATGATGAAAGAAGCTGGTATTAGGGGTACAGGGAACGGAGTCGGTCGATGGTTACCAATTAAGCTGGAATTGTGGAAAAGAGAAATATACCCAATCAATAAGTTTGATTACATAGAAAAAAATAATATTATTGTTGACAACCGGTCGACAAAAGAGATATTATTAGATTTATGAGTGGGTTTCATTTAGCTGGTATTGTTCCTGTCGCGGGCCAGCCACTGAACTTTAAAATGCCATGGCACGACTGTCTAACTCCGCTAGCTCCTGATTTTTTAGCTGTGGAGAGGAGTGTGCTAGAATGTGCATATGCCGGTTGTGAAACTATCTGGGTTGTATGTAACGACGATATACAGTCTCTAATACGACATCGCCTGGGGGATTATATTCAGGATCCTATATGGTCTTTTCGTTCGTTTGACAGGAATATAGCTGATAGCCAGAAACCAATCCCAATATATTATGTTCCAATTCATCCTCGCGATCGCGCAAAAAGAGACTGTTTGGGGTGGAGTGTGTTGTATGGGGCATATATGTCTTGGAAAATATCCAGAGGCATGAGCAAATGGCTTGTCCCAAATAGATATTACATTTCTTTTCCATATGGCGTTTACAGGGTTTCTTTTTTGAGAGAACACCGGGCCGATATCTCATCGGAAAAAACATTTTTGCTGACTAACCATGGAGCAAGCATAATTGATGGTGAATATTTAGGCTTTACAACTAGCTTCGAAGAAACTAAAAGATTAACAAAATACTTAAAATACGAAGCAACTGAAGTTTATAATAACGAGCCGAAAAATTTTGGTTTGAAGGAAGTATTTGATACTTTGGAACTAACTAACCCACAATTAGTCGAAGTCGACCACTACTGGAATATTGATAGTTGGGAAAATTATTCAGAGTATATTTCAAAGGTAGACGGAAATATCAGGAAGCCATCAAAAAATATTTTGAATTATCACGAATTTAATAAAATAGGAGTGGATTCCTGAGATTGTATGAGCTATTTATTTAGAGGTATATATTATGTCATTTTCTAGAAGAGACTTAAGAGATTTTATTAAAGGTATTTTAAAAGAAAAGAAAAGCTCCTTTCTTTTAACAGAAGACGAAGGTCCATGTTGGCTTTCTATTATGTCTGTTTTATCTGATCTCAAAGAAAAAAATCCAGTCGCTTTTGATTCAATTGTTCAATCTTTGAGCGATGCATATGCTAACCACTCCGGCACTACTGGGCACACCTCTGATTGCGAGCCAGATTGGGGTTCTGCAAGAAGTCAGCTTTACGGCAGAGGAAAAAGATTTCAGGTGGATCCTGCAAGTATAATGCAGCCAAAACCAGAGAGTCTATCACCGATATTCGAGGATTACGATAACCCGGTGGGAGGTGTTACTACCCGCGGAACTCCAGAGTATTTGCCGGGCGAAGAGCCAATTAACATGGGGACAGACATGGTTTTAGATGACGCCGCCGCAAAGATTATTGGTTCTGTCGACGCCGTAATAGAATTAAATATGCAGGAATACGAGGGCGAAGGTCACACCCGTGAAGACGCTTTAAAAATGGCAGAAGACGATGCATCATCTACTTTAGAAATAGTTTTAAGCGATTTGCGCGAGACCTGAACCTTCAATGACAGCAGAAATATTAGACACCATTGGGCTTACTCCTTTGTTGCGTATTAACCCTCTATTATATGCGAAATTTGAAGCATATAATCCAACAGGATCAATCAAAGATCGTATGGTACACTATATCCTGAAGAGATCAAAGAAAAGTGGAAAATTAAAAGATGGCGATACCATTGTAGAGGCTTCTTCTGGAAATACTGGTATATCCGTCTCTATGATGGGTGCTGTGATGGGCCACCCTGTTATAATAATAATGCCTAAAAATATGAGCAATGAACGAAAACAAATGATACGACTATTCGGCGCGGATATTATTGAAGTTGATGAAAATGATTTCAAAGGAGCAATTGCTATGAGGGACGAAATAGCTGAAAATAGTAAAGATCACTTTTCCCTGCAACAGTTCAGCAATCAGATGAACATTGACTGTCATAGGGAAACTACAGCAAAAGAAATAATTTACCAGATGATGGACATAACAAAGAGTGATAAAATTTCTGCTTTTATCTCGGGCGCCGGGACTGGCGGTACTATTATGGGTGTCAAATCTCACTTTGATATTTTAAAGAAAAAAACCAAATTTATTCTAGTTGTTCCACAGGAACCGGCGGCGTCCCATGGGATTCAAGGCATCGGAGACGGAGAGGATTTTCTCGTTGAAAGAGATCATCTTGACCAAATTATTTCAATAAAAACTAACGATGCTATAAAAAAAGCAAAGATGCTCGCGAGGAGCCATGGTCTTTTGGTCGGTATCAGTTCAGGTGCTAACGTTTTGGCCGCGGAGCGTTGGATAAAAGAACACAATCCAGATTCACCCGCGGTTACTATCCTACCCGATCGCGGCGAGAGATATTTAAGTTTATTTTAGGCTTGACTTCTTTTTATAATTGGTCTATAGTGTACATACAGACTAACACTTGGAGGTGCACATGTCTCAGAGAACTAAAGACGAGCATGTTGTTAAATTTATTAAAGAATTTAAAACAATAGAAGACGAAATAGCGCCTTATAAAGAACATAGAAAAGATTTAAGAAAAAACTATGTTGAGAATTCGTGGCTAACAAAAGAAGAGATACGACACGCGATACGAGCGTATAGAATGATTTCAAAAGATGAAGATTTTGATCAGCTACATATAATTTATGAAAAGATTATTAAATCGATTAGAGGCTCGGTATGACAGATAGAGTAAAAAGCACTATTCCCTTTGTAGGTTTGCATGCACACAGTGTTGCAGGTTCGCCTTTCGACGGCTTCGGTTACCCAGACGAACACATGGACTTTGCCTATTCTAATGGCTGTGATGCTTTGGCGCTCACAGACCACGGGAATATGAATGGGTTTTCTCATCAATTGTTACATTTAAAGAAGATGAAGTCCGAGAACAAAGATTTCAAAGCTATTTTCGGAGTAGAAGCATATTTTACTACTTCTGTTGAAGATTGGAAGGAGGCGTATGAACAAGCAAAAGCTGACAAGAAGACTGCCAAACTGCTCGAAAAAGACGACGGCAAAATGCCTGTCGAGAATGAGGCGGACTCTAAAAAAGCCTCTAACAATATCCTTAAGAGACGAAGACATCTTATTTTACTTGCCCAAAACCAAACTGGTCTCAACAACATCTTTAAAATGGTGTCGGAGTCTTACCAGGGAGATAACTATTACAGATACCCGAGAATTGATTATAGCCTCCTCAAAAAATATGGAGAGGGCGTCCTCGCTAGCTCCGCATGCCTTGGCGGAGTATACGCAGGAAATTATTGGGAAAATAGAGATCATGGCGATGACGCTGTGCTTGAAGCTATGCGAGAGACTACCCGTAATATGGTAGATATTTTCGGTGATAGGTGGTACGGCGAATTGCAATGGAATAATATACCAGAGCAACACGAACTAAACAAATACATCATCCGGATGCACAAGGAATACGGCATTAAGCTTATTTCCACCGCAGACAGCCATTATCCGACCGCTAAGGCCTGGAGAGACCGAGAGTTATACAAGAGGCTAGGTTGGCTTGGGAGGTCCCCTAACAGGCCAGAATGGATGACTGACGAACTGCCTGTTTCCGTTGAAGAAATTGGTTATGAGTTATACCCAAAGAATGGTGATCAAATGTGGGAGAGCTATAAGAAATATTCTCAAGAGAACTCTGTTGAATATGATGATGACTTAGTTTTGGAATCTATAACTAACACTTATTGGATTGCCCACGAACTTATAGAAAGTTTCACACCGGATACAACAGTGAGGCTGCCAGATTTTGTTGTACCATCTGACTCTACTGCCGATGAGACCCTTCGTAAATATTCTTTTGAGGGTATGAAGGCTCACGGTCTCTTTACTAGAAAAGATTATATCGAGAGACTGGAAACAGAACTTGATGTCATCGCAGAAAGAGGATTTAGCAAATACTTCCTAACGATGAAGGCTGTTGCAGATCGGTCGAACGAAGTAATGCTCACCGGCCCGGGCAGAGGATCGGCCGCAGGTTCATTAGTCGCCTATGTTTTGAAGATTACACAAGTAGATCCGATAAAGCACGGCTTACTATTTGAAAGATTTTTAAGAAAAGATGCAACAGATTATCCGGATATTGATTTTGATGTGGCTGAGCCAATGGAAATTAAAGAACATTTAATGGAGGCATGGGGCAAAACTACTGTAGTTCCTATTTCTAATTTTAATACTTTGCAGCTCCGCTCTTTGATCAAAGACATTTCGAGGTTTTATGATGTGCCGTTTGCTGAAGTGAATACTGTGACTTCTAGGATGATCCACGAGGCCACACCAGAGGCTAAGAAAAAGCATAACATCAAATCAGGAGTATACGTTCCAACCTTTGAAGAGGTAATAGAATTTTCTACCAGCCTTCAAAAGTTTTTTGATAATTATCCCAACATTAAGACTCGCGTAGAATCTTTGTATGGGCAAGTAAAATCAGTCAGCCGTCACGCCGGCGGCGTGGTGATCGGGGAGGATCTTGATCGGCATATGCCACTTATTCAAAGCGGCGGTGTTCTGCAGACTCCATGGTCTGAGGGTCAGAACGTGCGCCACTTGGAACCTCTAGGTTTCATTAAATTTGATATTTTAGGGCTCTCTACACTGAGAATGATTGATGGAGCCATAGGCCATATCCTCAAAAGGCACCATAATATCGAGAATCCAACTTATGCAGAGATCCGTGAGTTTTATGACAAACACCTTCATCCAGACGTTATAGACTTGAACAATGAAGAACTATATAAGAATGTTTTTCAGGCAGGAAAGTTCGCAGGTATTTTCCAATTTACTCAAAAGGGCGCTCAAGAATTTTGTCAGCGAGCACAACCTAACAATATTGTAGACCTTTCGGCGATCACCTCGATCTATCGCCCGGGCCCTCTAGGAGTTTCCGTTGATAAATCTTATGTAAAAGCAAAAAACAATCCAGAGAATATTCACTACATTCATCCGATTGTTGAACAAGTTACAAAAGAAACTTATGGTTTCTTAATTTTTCAAGAGCAGATTGCTCTGCTAGCCCATAAGCTTGGTAAAGATATTTCCCTCGATGAAGCGAATCTGCTTCGTAAGTTACTTACTAAAAAAGGTACAGGAAAGGGTGCAAAAGAAAAAAACAATATTGAAATTAAGTTTTTAGATGGCTGCAAAGAAAAGGGTATTGATAATGCGCCAGCGCGTCAACTTTGGCAAACATTCGAGTATTTCTCTGGTTACGGTTTTAATAAGTCCCACGCTGTTTCTTATAGCATACTCAGTGTACAATGCGCCTGGCTGTTAAACTATTTTCCAGCAGAATGGCATGCCGCATTCCTTGATAAAGAGCCCGAGGGCAGAAAAGAAGAAGCAATTAACATTGCTAAAAGATCTGGGTTTGATATTAAACCACTAGATATTAATACTTCTGGTACCCAATGGGAAATTAGTGAGGACGGGACAACCCTCATCCAGCCACTAACCTCTATCAAAGGACTCGGCGAAGCTGCTACTGCTCAAATTTTGCTACATCGCCCTTTCCACGATATTGAAAGTTTCTTGTTTAACGAGGATATTATATATTCAAAATTAAATAAAAAGTCTCTGGATGTATTATGTAGGTCTGGTGCCCTAGATAGTCTTATTGATAGCCGGTTCACTGGAGAAAAACACTTCTGGTCAGCTATAGCTGTCGACCGTCCAAAAAATCTCAAGAAGTTTTTTGAGAATATAGAATTATATGCCCCAGAAGGTGATTTTAGTTCCGAGGAAAAGATCGAATATATTTCTTCGCTTACAGGTATATTTCCTATGGATATGGTGATGAACAGGGAAGTGCAATCTAAGCTAGACGAACATTGTATCCCACCCATTGGAGAATGGGATAATGATTTGGGAGTGGCTTGGTTTATTCCGAGAGAAGTGATCAAAAAGAAAACTAAGCACGGAAAGTCTTATTGGATTATTAAAGTGATTGACGCAACCTCCTCGATGACGAGTATTAAGTGTTGGGGGGTGAAGGAAAAGGACACTATTCAATTTAACAGGCCTTATATGGCGAAGCTTGACTACAACGAGCAGTGGGGATTTTCAACGAGATCAATGTATTACAATTTCAGGTTATTGGGATAATGGCAAGCGCAAGTAAAAAACTAGAAAGAAAGATGTCCAAGAATAAAAAGAGACAAGCCGGGAAAGACTTAAAACAAAAGATGGGCATGTTCGACAAACTTCCTGATGAGTGTTTAACTTGTAGTAAAAAGTTTGACAAGCGGTCAAAAGATGATGTTCAATCTTGGTTTGTTGCTGTGAGGAAAGAACAAAACAAAGTTAATTTATATTGTCCAGAATGCTGGAACAAAGCACAAGAAATTATTAAAGAATTTGGAGAAAATTTTAATGAAAGAAAAAATTAAACAACTAACATCGTATATTATAACAGTAATATATTTTATTATATTTACTGTGGTCCTGATAACCCCAGTATTGTTGCCATATGTGGTAGATTTCCACCCTCTTTTGGTGGCGCCGTACTACGGCACCCTTTGGTGGATCGCATGCTGGCACTATGTGCTGAGAAGGCAGCTACTGTTCTCTAACAGATCAACGAATAAGTAGAAATTATGATCTTAGAATACCAAAAAATAAAAGAAGATGTGAAAACACCAGTGAGAGCGAACCCCAGCGACGCAGGCTTAGATGTATGTGCTTACTTACCTTCAGTAGCAAATAGTGTTGATATTAGCCCGGGTAGTAGCTTGATGGTTTCAACGGGCTTAAAGTTTGGCATACCTCATGGATTTATGTTACAGGTTTGCAACCGCTCATCAATGGGAGCTAAGAAGTCACTAACGGTCGGCGCGCATATTATCGACTCAGGATACGAAGGCGAGGTTTTTATAGACCTCCACAATATCGGCAACAAAAGTCAAAAAATTAAAGATGGCGAAAAAATAGCACAGTTGGTGCTGGTCCCGGTGATTCATTTCAGACTAACAGAGAAAACTGGTGGAGACCTCTATAGAGAAGAGATTAGTATGTCCAACAGAAAAGATGGAGCATTGGGTTCTACTGATAAAAACCCATCCCTTTCTACTAGCAGACTCACCAAAAAGCTTCCAGAATCACTAAGGAATTATGTCCCTAACGGATTTTAAAATAGGAAAAACCTATTTCCTAATGTGTTCAAAACACACTGCTATGTACAAATCAATATGTTAATACAAAATCTGGAAGGAGGACAAAATTGAGGAAGTCATTATCGTTTGACGACGTGTTGTTGGTGCCAAAGCATAGCGATATTAAGTCAAGATCAGAAGTAGACACAGCAAACAACCTAGGTAAAATAAGACTGACACTTCCTATAATATCCAGCCCAATGGATACTGTAACAGAAGACAAGATGGCGCATGCTATATCGGAAGCCGGCGGCTTGGGAATTATTCACAGGTATAACACAATTGAAGAACAAATCGATCTGGTGTGCTTAGCCACCGGCGCGCACAAGGCCGCAGCCGTTGGTATGACAGGAGATTATTTTGAAAGGGCCACCGCTCTAGTCGAAGTAGGTACAAAAACACTGTGTGTTGACGTAGCTCACGGACACCATGTTATGATGGAACATTGTTTAAAGACCCTCAAAGATAAATTCGGAGATGAAGTCCACATTATGGCAGGGAATGTTGCAACACTTGAAGGGTTCGACGCTCTTGCCTCGTGGGGAGCAGACAGCATTCGTGTTGGCATCGGCGGAGGTTCGATATGCAGCACAAGGTTGGTTTCCGGTCATGGAGTACCAACTTTCCAAAGTATATTGGACTGCGCGCAGACACTTTATGAGGATGTAAAAATTATTGCAGACGGAGGCATCAAGACCTCCGGAGATATAGTCAAAGCATATGCAGCAGGAGCAGACTTTGCGATGGTTGGCTCTTTGTTAGCGGGCACTAGTGAAACGCCCGGTGAGGTGTTTAGAAATGCGAATGGTAAGAGATATAAGGTATATCGTGGTATGGCCTCGGAAGCAGCCCAAAATGATTGGCGCGGCAAATCCTCATCTCCAGAAGGTATATCTACAACAATCCCATACAAAGGGAAGACGTTCCAGGTCTTAACAAACTTGCATGGGGGAATTCGAAGTGGGTTCTCTTATACTGGAGCAAGAAACTTTACAGAGTTCTACGATAAGTCTGAGTTTATGCAACAGACAAATGCGGGCCAGGCAGAAAGCTTTACCCACATATTGAAAGGACACAGATAATGACAAGAGAAAAACCACCAGTTCCGGATCCTAGAGAAAGGAAAAAGATAACATTTGTTGACACTGAAAAAAGACAAGTAGATTTCCGGATAAGATTAAAATATGATGGCCTGACCCAATCTCAATTTTTCCGATCCATTATGACTGGGTATTTGGACAGCGACGAAAGAATCATAAGTTTTGTTGAAGAATTTAAACAGAAATATGAAATACAAGGAAGGCCGAAGAGAAGAAAATCTCGAATTTTGAGGGATAAGGGAAAAGAAGTTAAAAGGCAGTTCTCTCTGGATGGTGAGGCTATTGAGAACATATTCGATATAATAGAAAAGGAGCATCCAGATTTATGAAATGTTTAGAAGAGTGTAGAGCAGAAAATAAGGCATGCAAGAACAAAGAATGTCGTTTGTGGATTGATTTTAAAAAAGATTTAAATTGTATATCCATGTCTGTCAGTGTGCACGGAGCTATGACTTTAAGAGAGACCGCTAGAAGACTGGGTATAAGTTTTGTTAGAGTCAAGCAAATAGAGGACGAAGCCAAAAAAAAGTTAGTTAAAGTACTTAAAAAATAAAATGCATTTAAACATTCACAAGACTATTTATTTTAGAAACGACTGCTTTAATGAGGAGAAGTCATAATGAAGAAGCGTTTAATAAACGAATCATCTGTCCGTAAAATGATGAAGCTCGCGAACATCCAGGCCCTCACCGAGAACTTTCTTGATGAGACTGAAGAGTTAGAAGAGACGCAAGATGTTACCGAGGAAAGCCTTGGAAGTCAAGTCTTCGAACGTCATGACGATGAGATGCCTCCGGAAGAACTTCCTTCTGATGATATGTCTATGGACGCTGAAGAGCCTCCGATGGACGATATGCCCGATGAAGCACCAGAAGAACTAGGCGACGAGCCGGCGGGTGAACCCGTGACTGTAGATTCTGACGAGTTTGTACAAGATTTGCTATCGCTTCTGCAAAAGCATAATTTTGCTGTCAGCACTGACGAAGGACCTCCAATGGACGATATGCCAATGGACGACGAAGAGCCTCCAATGGACGATGTGCCAATGGGCGATGAAGAGCCATTGGCTGAAGTTGCTGTTGATGAAGAAAATCTAGAGGAAACAGATGCCGCTGTTGATGAGGACGTTGTAAATGAAATTACGCGCCGCGTCGCAGAAAGAATCCTGCAAGCTTCTTCTGACTGAGCAGAAACAGAATAAAACTTGAATTTAATTTGCCCGTTTTCTTGACGGGCTTTTTATTTTGTGTTATCATTAAGTCTATTCCGGAGGATTTATGTTAGGAGATATGGGAGTTATGGAGAGCGGGCTATGGTTCTTCTCTGGCGCCTTGTTTTATCGATTTTTTAGCATCATATTAAGCAATGCATATGCTTTTCTATTAGCTCAAGTAACGATAGACGAGATATTGAAACTTTTGTTTGTAACTGAAGAAAGTTTTAAACTTGTACAAGAAATGAAATATGATACAGCAAGAAGCACAAACTATTCTTCGGAGGACATCTCTAAAATGAGAGAAGTTGATCAGCTAACTTTATCAACTTGGCAAAGTTTAACAATATCAAATTTGGTTTATTCTTCTCCAAAGTTTTTCAGAGGAGCAATAAAGTTTAGTAATTGGAGTGAAGCTAAAGATTGTTTAAAAAAGAGAGGCGATAATGAGTGAGGCAAAAGAAAAACAGACACAAGAAACTATTGAAGACAAGGAAACACAAGAAACTCCGATCATTTTCAATTTACCCCCTCTGGATCAGAAAGAATCAGAAAAAACTAGGATGGCGATTTTATATGGAGATATTGATCAAGAAAAGGCTTCTGAACTTATATCGGCATTATATTATTTTCGCGATACTGGCAAGCTTTCAGAGGAAACAGAAGAGTTAACAACAGAAGTGTATGATCCCTTTTCCTTGTTCATATCTACATGGGGAGGATCTGCTCTGGATATGTTTGCTATATATGATACTATGAGACTAATTAAAGAAGATTGTGAAATTAATACTATTGGCATGGGCAAAGTAATGTCCGCCGGAGTTTTGTTGCTGGCCGCCGGAACTAAAAAACAAAGAAAGATTGGGGCAAATTGTAGAGTGATGCTCCACGGAGTTGTCTCCGGCCAACAGGGTCATATTCAGGATTTAGAAAATGAAATGGAAGAGGCTCGCTGGATACAAAAAAGATATATAAAATCTTTGAGTGAAGAGACAGAAATGTCTCAAAAATATATTAAAAAATTAATGGATAGAAAAATAAATGTATATCTTGATGCTAAAGAAGCTGTTGAGTTGGGGATTGCGGATGAAATTATATAAAATATTATACAACAGAAAATCAGCTAAAAAACACGGATGGACTCCAAAGTGGTTTGGAGCGATAAAATTTGATTCTTATCTAATAGATAGAATCGAAGAATTCCAGAGGATTCACGGATTAGATATTGATGGACTAGCAGGGCCGGCAACATTTAGAAGAGTATTCACTAATAGAGAGGCATTTCCATCGACTGAAGGGCGTATTTTATGCAACGGGACCATGATTCCTATTAAGTGGGATAAGGTAAAGATTGACCTTCTCAGGGAAGGTTGTTATAAACCCCAGAATAAGGCAAGAGAGCCTAGTATGGTTGTAACTCATTGGGATGTTTGCTTATCTGCAGCATCGTGCAAAAGAATTCTTGAGCGTAGAGATATATCTACTCATTTTGTGATTGATAATGATGGAACAATCGTACAGCTGTTAGATTGCAATAATATTGCTTGGCATGCAGGAAACCGACGCGTTAATACTAATTCAATTGGAGTTGACTTTAGTAATGCCTATTATACAAAATACCAAAAGACTTACGTAAAAAATGGGTTTGGGGAACGACCCGTTTTAGACGATAGCCGAGTCCACGGAGTAAAGC